TCACTCGGTGGACATTATGGCTTTGAGCGGATTCAAATCTAAGGCTTGCTCGAGGTGGTCAGGTGCAAAGTGAGCATATCGCATTGTTTCGCGAATGTTGGCATGCCCGAGGACTTTTTGCAGAACAAGTATATTCCCTCCATTCATCATGAAGTGGGAGGCAAAGGTATGCCGCAATACGTGAGTTTTTTGGCCTTCAGTCAGCTCAATACTCGTGAGCTGAAGCATTTTCTTAAACTCCTGATAACAGGGCTTGAATAATTTCCCTTGCCGCTGGCTTAGTTCGTCATAAAGCCACTTCTGAACCGGAACGGTGCGGTTCTTTTTGCCTTTTGTCTTTGTGAAAGTGAGCTTATAGGGTGAAAGCTGCGATCGGGTTAGTCTTTCTGCTTCCCCCCATCGAGCACCAGTTGCCAGGCATATTTTCACAATCATTGTCAGGTCTGGCTTACCATATTCTTCGCAGGCTTTCAGAAGCTGGGGAATTTGTTCAAGCGTAAGCCATGACATTTCCTTTTCAGCTTCTTTAAATACGCGAACCCCTTCGAGTGGGTTCGGTAAACTCCACTCCCCTAACCTCTTCAGCTCGTTAAACACTGCCTCAAGATAGTGATGCTCTCGGTTTACCGTGATAGGTTTCGCTACCCATTTTGCAGGGTCTTTATGGTAGCCGTTATCAATTTCACCACGGAGACGGCGATCTCGATAATGTGCCCAATCTTTAGCAGTTAGCTGAGACGCTACCGGGTCGCCGAGGCCATTACAGATGATATGCAATTTAGCGAGTCGCGACTTACTGGCAACTAAAGCCTGACCGTGCAAATTATGCCAGAGCAAAATTAACTCGCTCAGTTTACGGCGATCCTCTTTCTCAGACATCCACGGCTTGTTGGCAGCTTCGTCGCGATAATATTGCTCGTAAGCAACCGCCTCACCCTTAGTGGCGAAGCGTTTACGCACTCGGCGGCTTTCGCGGCCATCAACACGAAAATCACACAGCCATTCGCCGGAAGGTAGTTTCTTAGCAGCCATTTTATTTACTTGCTCAGGGTCAAAAAGACCATACCTACGCAGATTACTTCGCTGACGAGACACTCAAAATGAGATGAATCGTTTTTAACTGTCAATTTATTGCCCGGTAATCGAGCGATGTCATATACATCGCAGGTGCCATCAACATCGATAAGCCAGCGGCCATTGGCAATATTCTTAACATCGAGATCGACAAGCCAGCCATGGCCATTTTTTTCGACATGAACCGGATTAATGACTTTTGTATCAATTATCGAGGCATCACAAAACCACATCCCAGACTTAACCATTTGCCCGGTATGAATGCTGTATTTTGGCAATTGTTTCAGGCCGACAGGCAATGAAGAAGCGTCTTCAGCTTTTTGTTCATGAATGCCGCCGTTACCGGTTGCTAACCAATACAAAGAGACGCCGGTATCAAGCGCACAAACAATCACCACATCCCCCGGAAAATGCTCTCGCCGAACCCATGCACTCATAGTACCGGAAGGTATACCAAGATGATCGCCCAGCTCTTTTTGCAATGTGAACCCATATGCTTGCATGATGCGCTGCAAAATCTCTTTGCCGCCTGAGTTCTCCATCGCCTCCATCAGCTTAATGCCTTTCATCGGATATACACCCGGTTTAGAACTTACATTTGCAAGTTCAGTACCTTCAATAAGCCATTTGATGTCCGCGCCAGTATCGATGGCGCATTGCAAAATGTAGTCACCAGGAACCTTGCCCCTTTTGACCCAATTGCTGATTGTCGGCAAAGGAATTTTTGTGAGGTCAGAGTAAGCCTGTCTATTCCTAACTCCATAAGATGTAAGGATTCTTTCAATGATTTCTTTAACGGACTTATCTTCGCTTTCCAATTTAACCCCTAAACATTAACAATATGACCTTTACAGGTTCACAATGGGAAAGTAATATCCGTCTCGCACACCGCAAATGTGCGAGAACGTATCAAAAAACAAACCTAACCGGAGATACTCACTTATGAATCTTCAAATTGCAATCCCTGACGGTCCAGATTTTGTCTCATATGAAGAGTTCGCCAAGCAGTACGGGTGCAGCCTGAACACTGTTAAAGAGATGGTTAAGCGTGGCGAATTGCTTCTTGTACCACGCACCCGCGAAGGCGGACTCGGGCGAATTAACATGATTGCGTTCCGCGCAAAATTGTTAGCTCAGGCGATCAATTCGCGTTATGCCGTGTTTCAGTAACTTGATTTTGCAAGTTGGAAGGAGCCACAGCATGTTAGATTTTCGCGTTTCGTCACATTCACACTTTAATGACGCATGCCAGAAGTTTGCACAAAAGCACAACGTCAAAGAGCTCGCTATCAAGGCAGGTATTAAACCACATACGCTTTACAACAAGCTCAACCCGGAACAACCGCACCAATTAACCCCTATTGAAATATGGAGGCTGACCGACCTGACTGAAGACTCGACCCTGGTCGATGGTTTTCTCGCTCAGATCCACTGTCTGCCATGTGTGCCGGTGAACGAGCTGGCGAAAGATAAGATGCAAACATATGTCATGCGCGCCATGAGTGAACTGGGCGAACTGGCGAGCGGTGCGGTATCGACCGAACGTCTGACCCCTTCTCGCAAGAGCAGCATGATTGAGAGCGTAAACGCTGGCATTCGCATGCTGTCACTTACTGCCCTAGCACTACAGGCCAGGCTACAAGGTAGCCCCGCAATGGCCAGCGCGGTTGATACCGTTAGCGGCCTCGGCTCTTCTTTCGGGCTCATGTGAGGTGGGTATGTTGAAAAATGAACCGTCTTTCGCATCCCTGCTCGTTAAGCAAAGCCCGGCCATGCACTGCGGTCATGGATGGATTATGGGAAAAGATGGCAAGCGCTGGCACCCGAGCCGCGATCAGTCCGAATTGTTAAAAGGGCTGACCAGTAAAAAAGCCACAAAACCAGTTTTTTTAATTATTCGTATTGCTCGTTCTATTCTGAAAGGAGTGAACCATGTCTCGTGATGAATTGAGAATTATCCTCGGCGCTGTTATTCCAAATATGGAAGAGGGTTTTGAAATAAAAACCCGTGACGGTGCAATTTTCCGTGTTGATCCTAATTGGGAGTGCTGCAAAGAGTTTCGCCTGAATTTACAGGCAGAAATGGTCACCCAACTGAAAGAAAAACCAGTCCGCGTTATCGGTTATAGCTAATTAACCCAAGTAATTAAATGGCGTAAACCCGCCGGGCATTTTTTTGCCCAAATACAGGAGAAAGACCATGCAAACAGAATTATCAAATGTGTTTCTTGCCGAAAGTGATCCACTGATGGCTGTGATTGAGATTGCCAAAAAAGAAGAGCGCAAGGGTCGTGCGCTCGCGGTTTCAATTCGCCTTGAGGCGTTGGCCGTGCATATCACTAACAAGCGCATGACCTGTTTTGAAGTGGCCGAACTGCTGCGCGAAGAAGCTCAGCGCTATGAAAACGAATCACAGGAACTGCACTAATGAAAACCAGCCACTTAAAGCCTAACCAGCGGGTAATCATTACTCGCAAAGACGGCTCTCGACAACCTCGCCTCGGCACCTTTTTACGCCGCGAAGGGCGTATGGCTGTCTTTTATATCGATGACTTTGTAGGCATGAGCGGTGAAGACGACAAGGGAATAACAACCATTTCTATTAACAGCCAAGTCTTTGAAATAACTGCGGAGGATAAGCGCTAATGGCCGATGAATTCGAGCGCGTGGGAGAAATGTGCGCCTCCTCGATAAAGGCGGCTACATGAGAAAAACACACCAACTAAAAATCCGGCCTGAATTTTTTCAGGCTGTCATCAAGGGAACGAAAAAATCCGAGTTTCGCCGCGCTGACCGTAATTTTGCAGTGGGAGATTTTCTTTGTTTAAACGAGTATGGGCCGTGTGAGCATGACCCGCAGGTAATCGGTTTTACTGGCGCAGTTGTCTATGCACTTATAACCCATGTAACTGACCTTCATGAATGGGCGCCCGGTTATGTGATGTTAAGCATTCAGCGGTGGCGTGCGGCGGTGTTATGCCGGTAAGTGTTCAATATGCTTATCCGTGGAACGCTCCACGCTCAGCAATTGCCAGCCCATATCTTACCTATGCAGAAGAGTTTCGCCGCGATCGTAAGTTCGCGGCTTTGCTGCATGCGCGTAAGGTGCTGGCGCTTCAGCCAGAATGCGTACGATTCGAGGTTAACCGCACGGCAACCGTACTGGAGCAAACGCAGGGCAGTCAGCGAGCCAATGACTTTTTAATAAGCTTTTGCAAAAAGGCATTGCCGCGCCTTGAACTGGTCGCAAAAAAATACGAATGCACCGGCATCAAAACTAATGTTTCAAATGCTGTCTTTGGCGGACATTTTGATACTCAGTTAATGCAATATCTGGCATCACGTATGGTGAATTTGATAGCCAGATATAACCGGCTCGCGGATATGTCACGCGCCGATATTGACCTGCTGGCCGCAGACATCGCTAATTTCATCCGTGCAGAGCTGGCGAATATCGATGATGCAGGCTTTGGTGAATTCAAGACGCTTTACACCTGGTATATGCACGCCGGATTTATCGCACTGCAATTCAATGTAACCCCTCCCCACTGGGAAAGAGTTGCAAAGAAATTCTTCGACAAAAACGACATAGCCCCAGCCGTCATCCGCATGTTTACAGAAACGTGGTGGCGTGGCCGTTTACGCCGCATCGCTTCATCATGGCGCGAACATCTGCAGGTCGCTATCGGTAACGTCAGCAAGAAAAAACACGCATACGCGAGCAAGAACTGCGTTACCGACTGGCGCGAGCAGAAACGTCGAACGCGTGAGTTTCTCAAGGGACTTGAGCTCGAAGATGAAGATGGCAACCGAATTAGCCTAATAGAGAAATATGACGGCTCGGTCGCCAATCCTGCGATCCGTCGTTGCGAACTGATGACCCGAATTCGTGGATTCGAAAACATCTGTAATGAGCTCGGTTATGTTGGTGAATTCTATACCATCACCGCCCCATCCAAATATCACGCCACTACAAAAGCGGGATACCGTAACACCAAATGGAAAGGCGCCAGCCCGTCAGAGACTCAAAGTTATCTTACGAATCTTTGGGCTCGTATTCGGGCGAAACTGCATCGGGAGGAGATCCGCATCTTCGGGATTCGCGTCGCCGAGCCCCACCACGACGGCACCCCGCACTGGCATATGCTGATGTTTATGCTGCCTGAAGACGTCGAAAGTGTTCGCCGGATTGTTCGAAATTACGCATGGCAAGAAGACAATCACGAATTGAAAAGCGAAAAAGCCCAAAAAGCCCGTTTTCATGCCGAAGCGATAGACCCTGAAAAAGGCAGCGCTACCGGCTACGTCGCTAAATACATTTCAAAAAATATTGATGGCTACGCTCTTGATGGTGAGACCGATGATGAAAGCGGCGAATTGCTCAAAGATACTGCGCCTGCAGTTTCGGCATGGGCGGCACGCTGGCACATTCGACAGTTTCAGTTTATCGGCGGTGCGCCGGTTACGGTCTACCGTGAACTACGTCGCCTCGCTGATACCGAGACCGCGCATGGCCTAAGCGTTGAATTTGCTGCCGTACATGATGCTGCAGACGTTGGTGACTGGGCGGGTTACGTCAATGCTCAAGGTGGGCCATTTGTGCGTCGTGACGATCTGCAGGTTCGCACGCTGTATGAGTCGCGCGCCGAGTTTAATCAGTACGGAGAGGAAACAGTCTGTATTCGTGGAGTTTATGACTCTGCCATCGGTGCCGGCACTCCGATTTTAACGCGCCTGACGCAATGGAAGATTGTGCCGAAGCGTGCCGTTGATTTGGCCGTTGACGTTAAGGGCGCTCCTGCGCCCTCTCGGAGTTCTGTCAATAACTGTACGGGGAGCGAAAGCGATCCGCCTGAACTGGATTTATCGAAACCGCTTAGCCGACGAGAAAAACGAGAGCTGACGAACCGGCTCCGGCTTAAAAAACCGGCTAAACGTCGCGAATATGTGCACGGAACGGAAGAGCAAAGCGAAGCGATAGCCAGGACGATTGACAAAGTTAAGATGAATACCGGAATTACGATTAGCCGGGGCGAAGCTCTGCACTTAATGGCTGGCGGGAAGAGTTGCCTTAACGGGAAATGGTGCAGCGGGACATCTCGTGGGGAGGTATTAAGAGCCTTGCCATCGCATGAATCGAGGGCGAGAGCAATACTTATGCGTGTCGCTGATTTATCTAGGGCTAGTGAAAAGTGATGCAGCTATTACGATTCTTATCAGATACATACAATGCTTTCATCTGCTCACATTTTTCCTTTCAATTTCATTTCCAGTTGTTATACTGGATGAATATACAGTGATTTTGAGGGAGGGTCTCATGGTTGGTGATCAGTTCAACCAAACGCAGCATAAATGGGCATGTGTGCAATTCATTGCCGAAGTATCTTTGATTGCTAATTGTAAGTCGGCAGATTTAAAAATAGCCCTCTCTATCATTGCTGACTTAGCAAGCAGAGAAAATGACAAAGAAGAAGTTGATATTTTCTACGAGGTTCAGTGACCGATGGACATCAATATCACGCTAAGCAAAGAGCAGAAGATGCCGCAACAAATGGTTGATGCTTTCGAAAGTGAGTTGAACCGTAGAATAAAAAATAAATTTCCAGACTCTCATGTAACTGTAAACAAAGGGTTGATGACTGGAGTCGAAATTTTTGGTTTTCCCGATGATTCAGACCGGGAACGGTTAGACTGCATCATTCAGGAAGTCTGGCAAGACGAGAGCTGGCATTAAATATTAAATCCCGTTGATACGAAAACTGGCTTTTCGCGTCGGCGGGATGGAACAACCCGCAACGCGGGGCGTTAGAAAACAACCCCGGGATCTGCTTGAACTGTTGTTTTAGGGGGGAGTATGGGTGGTAAAGATTCAAATTATCAGATTGTGTATCGCGGCCAGGCGCTTAACGATTATCGCCCTGGCGGATGGGTATTCTTCCAGCGTCCTAAAGAGTACGGCGGCGGTTACTGGTTAGGCCGGACTTATGACAACGTTTTCATCATCGAATACGAGCGCCCGACCTCGCTCAGAGAGGGTCTGATTTTCCTCCTGTCAATGAAGCAAGTCGAAGCAAAAAGCGATGATTTTGACCCCAATTTTTCCCTTTTTTAGCGTTGCGTGCATTTAGTGCATCATATTGCATGCGTTTTACTTCCCCAATCTTATTAGCCAGCGCCAGAGCTGGCGCGTGTTGGCGCTCCTGTTGCGACTGCATTAGAAGAGGCACATGAAGCGGGCAGGCGTGGCGGGGAGAGCATTGCGCGCTAGATCATAAACTATCACTTACTTCGATAAAAAAGGTATACGTAAGAACTGTAAACTTTATACAATCAGAATATGCTTAATCTTTTTCTTGTTGAATAAGGATTTTTATGACTGGTGTTGTGAATTACGATGTGGTTATCAGAAGTGGAGATAAGCCTGTTGATATGGATTATGCCTTAGAAACGTTAGGTGGTGCATCGGAAGTTACATGTTTGCTAGCAGAAGCAATCTTACAAAAAAAGGTAGTTCAAAGAAGAAGTTCTGCTAATAAAGCACGAGCAGTTTTACATCAGAGCTTCCCTAGTTCTTATGGACAAAACTTTGCGCTAGCTATAGATGATCCCATTTCAAAAGCTCGATTAGCTGAAATAACCAACCCTGTACTTGCAGAAATAATGGGTTTTTATATTTGTGAAGCTATGTATATTCAACATCCTGCTTTATCAGCACGCGCAAGACATTATATTGAAGAGCTTGAATATCTTGAAGATGAAATCACAAGCCGTATTCGAAACCCATTAAAGCGTATGCACAAAATCAATTACCGTCTCCAGTGGGATATTGATTTTCATTACAAACCTGATAATAGACAAAGAAAAATTGTAACTTTAAATACTAGGACAGCATCAAATCTAACTCACACAACGGTTGAAAGAGAGAGATTTAATGTAATTGCAATGATTACAAGATTCAACTCTCGTACAGGAAATGGTCGTTTAGTTCTCCTAGATGAAAATGAAACTGTCGCTTTTGGTTTTGCCGAAGATTTATGGATGGTTCCATCAGCGCAGAAAAGAATGATTTCTTTAAACCTACATAATAACAATGGTAGAGGTGATAATTACATATACTTAAGCATGACAGTTAGTAGAATTGTAATTATGAGTGGTGAGACTGTAAAATATGCAGTGCATTCTGTGCGCGCATTGGAATAAGCATGAAAAAAATCAAGATAATATGTGGTGTGATATTAGCCGCTGCGTGGGCGGTTTACTACCTTAATTTTGGTATACATGGAAGCCTCTCTCAGAAAACTGAAGTCTGGGGGCAGTTTGGCGACTATGTAGGCGGGGTAGTCAACCCGATACTGAGCTTTGTAACAATATACTTACTTATCAATTCAATTGGATTGCAACGCGAATCTAATGATAACTTAACCAATGAAATAAAAAGACAGGAGAAACTTGAGGAGTATAAAAAATTTGAACTGCGATTTTTTCGCTTGATTGAGTCGCAGGAGGAAAGCTTCAGTCGTTTTAAAATATGTGTATTACAAAAGGATGATGAGCAAAATGTTGATAACCAGTTAGAAGAAAACGATGGAATACTGAATGGTGCTGCAGCAGTTACATTCATTGAAGACTGCTTATTGCCCCTCAAGGAAGCCGGAATAAGTAAGCAGCGTGTATTCCAATGGTTAGACAGCTTGGACGATGATGGTTCTTTTTTTTCAATAATAAGACGTTTCTATCTCATACTCAAGCTAGTCGACGCCAATACACTTACAAAAAATGAACGTGATGAAATGTATGAAACCTTGATTAACCTTACTGATATGAAAGTGATTAGCATCATTGCAATATTAAGCTTACATTATGACTGGTACGCAATTAAATATATTAAAGCCACAAAAATCCTTGATAAGGAAGGAGTTAGGGAGTTCGTGGAAATGTATGAGATTTAATTATGAAAAATTTCAGTCATTTCATAGTTATCGGTTAAAGCCGCCAACAAGCGGCTTATTTTTAGCAATATTTACTCGATTGTGTAATCTTTGAAGCTAACAACCGTTTGCCCCAGCCAGTCATTTATCTCTTTAAATCGCTCCTGCAGGGGTGTTAACTCGTTGCGAACAAACACCTTTGCAACCTTCTCAATATCCCCGAGCGATGCGATGTTTTCAGGCTTACCGCCCATCAACTGGAACGGCACGCGATGCGCATCGAGCAGGTCGGCGGCGCTCACCTTTTTGATGTTAAAGAAATCATCTTTCGTGGCGACTTCACTCAACGGCACAATCTTGATGCCGTCCGGTTTGCCGTTGGGCGCGTAGAAAAACAGGTTTTTGAAATTGCCGAGTCCTTTCGAGTCACGCATCGCGGAGCGAAGCGACTCAACGTCGGTGCTGCTCTGCGCCGCGTCGGTAACGTACATGATGTAACCCGCGTGCGCGCCGTTCTGGTAATACTTGCGACGAAACAACGTCGCGGACTCATTCAGCCAGGCGGAATTGAGTGCGCTCAGGTATTCCGGCATGCCGTACAGCTCCTGATTGATGTCAGGCTCAAGCAGGTGGTAAACGGAGCCGGGTGCAAACTCGTGCGGCGTGGTAAAGCTTGGTACATACCAGTAAACACCCTCTTCCACGCCACGGCGGGTATATTTGGCCGGGCTGGTTTCCAGCTTGAGCAGTTGGCCGGTTACGCTCATGCGCTTTTCAAGGTAGCCATTCGCAAACACTAGATAATCAAGCACAAGGCGGCTGAAGTCCTGACGTGACAGCAACGGATGTGGAATGTAGGTGCTGACGATGACGTTACGTTTTACGTAAATCGGTGAGCTATGGTGCACGGCGGCGCGCAGGCTTTTTGCCAGTCCGGAGAAGTTGACCGGCGGCTCGTACCAGCGGCCATTATGGACGCATTCGACATAGTCTAGGATGTCGCGACGATCGAGTACCGGCAAGGGCTCACCGAATGTGAAAGCCTCCATTTTTTGCGGTGCGGTGGCGGTCATGCCGGTTGCTTTATTAGCTTGTTTATTTTGGTGTTTTTTCATCTTAGTTGATGTCCAGAATTGAATGAGACTGCATTCCGCTACCGGCTGAAAGCGGTTCGTTTAACAGGGCGTGCATGGTTGCCCAGGCTATATCCGCGTGGCTGGCCTCTTCACTGCGGCTGGCCTCATAAGTCGAGCTCCTGCCGCTGCTGGTCATGGTTTTGCGGATAGCCATAAATGATTGAGTGATGTCGGTCGCACCGGCGTCATATTCCAGACAGCCGCGGCGAATGGTGTCTTTCGCTTTCAGCACCATTGCGGTTTTCATTTCCGGTGTGTAACGGATGGCGCGTGCCGCCGGGAAGAATGAGCGCACGAGCTGGTAAACACCCTGGCCGATACCGGTCGCATCGATGCCGATATAGTCAACGGTGTATTTTTCTGTGAGTGACCGGATGGCCTCGGCCTGCGCGGCAAAGTCCATGCCTTTCCACTGATGACGCTCAAGGATGCGGAACTTGCCACCGGCAATAACTGGCGGAGCCAGTACCGCGCAGCCTGCACTGTCTCCTGTATGTGAAGGGTCGTATCCAATCCAGACCGGGCGCCAGTTGAACGGACGATCGGCGAACGGCTCGAAATCTTCCCATTCTTCCATCGCATCGACCATGCAGCGCTGCAGCTCCTCGAACGGGAATACTGACGCCTTGTCGTCGACAAATTCGCACATGAAGAGGTTGCGGAAATCGTCTGCGCTGTTTTCCTGCCTCAACTGGTCAAGATTAAACAGGGTGCAGCCACCTGCGAGCGCGTCCTCAATCGTGACAATTTGCCGCCACTGGCCATCGGCACATAACATGCCACCGGCGAGCGCCTGATGGCTGATATCGATGTCGACCCGTTCGGCCGCACTGCTGCGCCCCCGGTTAAATAGTTCACCCGACCAGAACGGATACGCACCGTGCGCAAGCGTAGAGGGCGTCGAAAAATAGGTTGTGCGCAGGTGTGACTGCGAGGCCATGCCCGAAGCCACTTTGCGCAGCCGCTGGAAATTGGGTATCCAGAAAATTTCATCGACATACAAATCGCCGTTGTGACTCTGCGCCGTGTTGGAATTGGTACCGAGAAAAATCAGCTCTGCCCCGTTGTTGCCGATGACAATCGGATCGCCTGAAAGGTCGACATCAACAAGACGCGCAAAGGCGATGATGTATTTGCGAAATACGTAAGCCTGCGTTTTACTGGCCGAAAGAAAAATCTGGTTCTGGCCTGTCTTCAGGGCGCGCAGCAGCGACTCGCGAGCAAAATAAAACGTTGCGCCAATCTGACGCGATTTGAGGATATGGCGGATACGGTGCTCAAGCCCGGCCTTGTGCCAGTTGAGCTGATACTCAAAGGACTGGTCGAGGAAAATCTCTTCCAGCTTCTCTATTGCCTCCTCGCTGAAATAGTTGCGTTTCGGCTTTTTGCGATCCCCCTTGTTACGGCTGGCAATTTTGGGGTTTAAGTCCACCTCGTTTCCGGTCTGACTGTAACGGTTCACCCGTGCAAGGCGCTCCATCTGGCGCGACAAAAAGTCGGCAACCTTAAAATCATGCGGTGTCAGGTCTGTCTTGGCATAAAGCTGAATCAGCCGCGCCTCTAACGTCGATTCAACGCGATTAATCGGCGTGGTTTCCTCCCATCCATCACGCTGTTTCCAGCTCTGCACCGTCGGGCGTTTAAGGCCGAGCATGTCGCATATTTGCGGCACGGCGAACCCCTGCCAGTAAAGCAGACACGCCTGTCGTCGCGGGTCATTCAAAAGTGAAAGGTCTGTTGAAATGGTCATAGATGCCTCGTTTCCACTGTTACGAGGCAAGGCTAAGGAAATGGCGCGGCTTAATCGCTAAGCGCCTGTTGTGTCAGGGATTGCACTTCTGCAACCGGTGGCTGATGTGGGTCGGAGTCGTGAAACTACAAGCGACCCGAAAACCCAACATCAGGACATCTGAACAATGGCTAAAAAAATTTCTAAATGGTTTCGCATCGCCGTCGAGGGTGACACCTGCGATGGCCGCGTCATCAGTGGCGAGGATATTCAGGATATGGCGGACACGTTCGACCCGCGTGTCTATGGTTGCCGCATCAATCTCGAACATCTGCGCAGCGTTATTCCCGACAGCGTTCTCAAACGTTACGGCGATGTGGTCGAGGTGAAATCGGAAGTCATCAGCGATGATTCCGCGCTCAATGGCAAAAAAGCCCTGTTCGCCAAAATCGCACCGCTCGACGAGCTGGTCAGCATGGTGCGTGCCGGTCAGAAAGTTTATACCTCGGTTGAAATCCGCCCGAACTTTGCCAACTCTGGCAAAAGCTATCTCGTGGGGCTGGCGGTCACTGATGATCCGGCAAGCCTCGGCACGGAATATCTGGAATTCTGCAGCCGTGCCAGTCAGAACCCGCTCGCCGGTAAAAAAGACCAGCCGGGCGATCTCTTCTCTGTGGCCTCGCTAGCCGAGCTCGAATTTGAAGACGTTCCCGACACCATGCTCAACAGCCTGACCGCAACGGTTAAAGCCATCTTCAGCCGTAAGCAGGCCACCGACGACGCGCGTTTTAACGATGTGCATGAAGCGGTGACGACCGTCACCGAGCAGGTGCAAACCAACCTTACCGAAACCGACAAGCGCGTCACCGAACTGGAGACCGCTTTTGCGCAGCTCAAACAGGATGTAACCAGCAAGGCCGAAGAAAACGCGCAGGCGTTTAGCTCCCTTAAAAGCTCCCTCGATAACACCGAAAGCCTGAGCCAGCCCCGCCGCGAGAAATCGAAGGGCGGCACCGGTGACGAGCTGCTAACTAACTGCTGATAACGCGCCGGGCGCGTGGCGTCCGGGCATAGCCATTTTGTGAATACAAGGAATAACAATGCGTAAAGATACCCGCTTTAAATTTAATGCCTACCTGCGTCGTATTGCCGAACTGAACGGCGTTGACACTGGTGATGTGGCGAAGAAATTCAGCGTCGAGCCGACGGTCACGCAAACCCTGATGAACACCCTTCAGGTGTCCTCTGAGTTCCTGACCAAAATTAACATTGTGCCGGTCGACGAGCTGAAGGGCGAAAAAGTCGGTGTGGGGGTAAACGGTACGATTGCCAGTACAGCCGATACAGCGGGTGACGACGAGCGCTCAACCGCTGACTTTACTGCGCTCGAGTCCAACAAATATGAATGTGCGCAAATCAACTTCGATTTCCATATTCGTTACAAGCAGCTCGACCTGTGGGCGCGTTTCCAGGACTTCCAGAATCGTATCCGCGACGCGATCATCAAGCGCCAGTCGCTCGATTTCATCATGGCTGGTTTCAACGGGGTTGAACGTGCTGAAACATCCAACCGTAAGCAAAACCCGATGTTGCAGGATGTCGCGGTGGGCTGGCTGCAGAAATACCGCAGCGACGCGCCAAAACGCGTTATGTCAAAAGTGACCGATGATGATGGCAACGTCGTTTCGGCCGTGATCCGCGTGGGTGAAAATGGCGATTACGAAAACCTTGATGCGCTGGTGATGGATGCAACAACCAACCTGATTGACGAGATTTATCAGGATGACCCGGAGCTCGTGGTTATCACCGGCCGCAAACTGCTGGCTGATAAATATTTCCCAATCGTCAACAAGTCGCAGGACAACAGCGAATCACTGGCAGCAGACATCATTATCAGCCAGAAGCGAATCGGCAACCTGCCAGCCGTGCGCGTGCCGTATTTCCCGGCTAATGCGCTGATGGTGACGCGTCTCGATAACCTGTCGATTTACTTCATGGATGATGCGCACCGCCGCGCCATCATTGAGGAGCCGAAAAAAGACCGCATCGAGAACTACGAATCAATGAATATCGATTATGTGGTTGAAGCGTACGCCGCCGGTTGCCTGATTGAAAATATCACCCTGGGTAAATTCGCCGCGACTGCCAAAACAGAAAGCGCTGAAGCGTCTTCCCAGCAGACCGACGGAGAGTAAGCCATGATGAGCCCCGCAGCACGTCACATGATGCGGGTCTCGGCCACTGAAAATGCGCGGCGGGATGCAGCCCCGCTGCGCAACGCAAATGCTTACGAGCAGATGCTGGTTAAGCTGGCCGCAGACCGCCGGACGCTATCAGCGATCCATTCAAAAGAGCGTAAAGCCGATAAAAAACGTGAGCTCCTGCCGTTCTATTCGCCGTGGGTGAACGGCGTCCTGAACGGCGGCAATGGGGCGCAGGACGATATCGTCATGACCGTCATGCTCTGGCGACTCGATGCAGACGATATCCCCGGCGCACTGGAAGTTGCCCGTTATGCCATGCAGTACGGCCTGACCATGCCGACAGGGAAACGGCACGCGGCCTATGTGCTGGCTGAGGAAGTAGCACTGTCCGCCCATCGACAAAGAGCCGCAAACCAGCCGGTAACACTGATGTGGCTCCTCGATACCATCGACCTGACAGAGAAAGCAGATATGCCGGATATCGTGCGCGCGAAGCTGCACAAGATTACCGGCTATGTGCTGCGCGATGCGGGGCGTCAGGCTGACGCGCTGACCCATCTGCAACGCGCCATTCAGCTTGAGGGGGCTATCGGGGTGCGCAAGGATATCGAGCAACTTACTCGGGCGCTGCAACCAAAGCCCGAGACCACGCCAAAACAGACTAAAACACGCACGCGCAAAGTAGCCGCTAAGCCAGCGGCGCGGCGCGGACGTCCACCTAAAGCGGCAAAAGCCGCAGGTTAACCGAACGCTCCCCGAGCCGGGCGGCACGCCGGTCAATGCGGGTATTGATTGCCCTGACTGCGACCGGCGTCCACCGCCCACCTATTACCCGAGGTTGTCATGACGACACTTGTAATAAATACCCCGGCGCAACAGCGTGAGCAGTTGGTTATTCCGCCTGTGCCAGAAGAAGAGCAAATCATCCAGAACACACCGTTTTTCCCGGATATCGATCCGAAGCGAGTGCGGGATGAAATGCGCCTTGAACAAACCGTTTCGGCGGTTCGCCTGCGCCGCGCGATAAAGACCGCCATGGCCGAAACCAACGCCGAGCTGAGCGCGTGGCGCGAGTACCAGCAGGACACCGGCTATCAGCGTCTTGAAGACGTGCCGACCGATAAGCTCGACGGCGAAAGCGTGCGGGTCTTCCACTACTTCAACGCCGTTTGCTCGATGACGGCCGCAACGCTTTACGAGCGTTACAGGGGCGTGGATGCCAGCGCCAAAGGTGACAAAAAGGCCGACAGCATCGACAGCACTATCGATGAAATGTGGCGGGATATGCGCTGGGCTGTCGCCAGCATTCAGAGCAAGTCGCGCTGTATCGTGGGGCAAATCTGATGCTCATTCGCGCACTTCAGGGAGACACCCTTGACGCCATTTGCGCCCGGTATTACGGGCGCACTGAGGGGGCTTTTGAGGCGGTGCTCAATGCGAATCCGGGGCTTGCGGAGCTGGGCGCGATTCTGCCGCATGGAACCGCCGTCGAGCTGCCTGACGTGCAGTCTTCCCCCGTCGCTGAAACTATCAATTTGTGGGAGTGAGAATATGACTGAGGGTGAAAAAGGCGTCCTGTCACTGTTTGTGATCGGCGCGATGATTGTGGTGGGTAAAGTGTTAGCGGGTGGTGAGCCCGTCACGCCTCGCCTTTTTATCGGGCGCATGTTGCTCGGGGGCTTTGTATCGATGGTGGCGGGGGTGGTGCTGGTGCAATTCCCTGATATGCCGCTTACGGCGGTATGTGGGATTGGCTCCATGCTCGGTATTGCCGGTTATCAGGTGGTTGAAATCGCTATCCAGCGAAAAATTAAATCGCTCAAAGGGGGCAACGATGCCGGTCATTAATACGCACCAGAATATCGCGGCATTCCTCGACATGCTGGCTTATGCCGAAGGAACGGCCACGCACCCGCTGACCAAAAATCGCGGCTATGACGTCATTGTCACCGGGATGGATGGTAAGCCAGAGGTCTTCACGGATTACTGCGATCACCCCTTTGCGCAGGGGCGCCCGGCGAAGGTGTTCAACCGACGCGGCGAGAAATCCACGGCATCCGGGCGATACCAGCAACTCTATCTGTACTGGCCGCACTATCAGCAACAGCTCGATTTGCCTGATTTCAGCCCACTGTCTCAGGACAAGCTCGCTATACAGCTGATTCGTGAGCGGGGTGCGCTGGACGATTTACGCAACGGGCGTATTGAGCGCGCGATTTACCGCTGCCGCAATATCTGGGCGTCTCTGCCCGGTGCCGGTTACGGCCAGCATGAGCACAGCCTTGAAAAGCTGGTGACGGTCTGGCGCAGCGCTGGCGGGGTGATGGCATGAAAACACTGGTGGTGTTACTGGTGCTCGCGGTGCTGGGCTTGCTGTGGATGCGACATGAAAACGGCAATCTGAGGTCGTCTTTTGACAGGGCAAACGACGTCGCCAGTACGCAAAAGAGAACCATCGGCATGCTGAAAAATCAGCTCAGCGTCTCGAATGCCAGGGCAGATAAAAACGAACGGGCGCAGGTTCAGCTGCGCGATAAGCTGAACGCGGCCAGAGAGCGTGAAGCGTTGCGGGAACAAACTGTTACGAGGTTGCTTAATGAAAATGAAGCCTTTCGCCGCTGGTATAGCGCTGAACTGCCTGATGCTGTGCGTCGGCTGCACGTCCGAAACGCCTGCGCCTCAGCCGGTGATTGTCTACAACGGGTGCCCGAAAGTCAGCCTTTGCCCGATGCCGGGAAGCGACCCGAAAACCAACGGTGACTTAAGCGCCGATATCCGCAACCTTGAGCGCGCGTTAGAGAGCTGCGCGCTACAGGTTGAAACCGTCAAACAATGCCAGGACGATCTCGATGCTGAAACCCGACAGCCTGCGCAAAGCCCTGACCGAATCGGTGCCAGTGCTGAGCAAAAACCCGGAAATGCTACGCCTGTTTATCGATAACGGGAAAATCAATTCCACGCTGGCCGCTTCACTGTCTTTTGAAAAGCAGTACACACTCAACGTGGTGGTAACGGATTTCACAGGTGATTTTGATTTGTTGCTCGTGCCGGTGCTGGCATGGCTGCGCGAGCATCAGCCCGACATCATGACATCTGAGGAAGGTCGCAAAAAAGGCTTTACGTGGTATGCGGATATCAATATGGATAACAGCTTCGATGTCAGCATCAGTCTGTTGCTGACCGAGCGCACCATTGTTAAACAGGTTGAGAGCGCGCTACACGTAGAAAACATCCCGGAACCAGCGCCGCCCGAACCTGTCACCCGTCCAATGGAGCTTTATATCAATGGCGAACTGGTGAGTAAGTGGGATGAGTGACCTGACCCCGTTTGAAAAGCGTCTGGAGGCATTAATCGCGTCACTGTCACCGGCTGGCCGACGCCGGTTGACGGCTGATATTGCTAAGGAGATGCGCCAGCAACAACAGCAGCGCATCAAATCGCAGACGGCACCGGACGGCTCAGCGTATACGCCGAGAAAGCGTCAGCCGATTAAGGGCAAAAAAGGCCGCGTCAAACGTGAGATGTTTGCAAAGCTGCGCACAAGTCGTTACATGAAAGCCAGCGGCGATGGCAGCTCGGCGGCGGTGGAGTTTACCGGGAAGGTGCAACGCATTGCGCGTGTTCACCAGTCAGGGCTTAAAGATAAACCGGGCCGCAGTAGCCCAGCCGTGCAGTATCCCGAGCGCCAGTTACTTGGATTGGACGAGGACTCTATACAGCTTATCGAAGAAAAGTTACTTTTATGGTTATCAGAAAAACATAAGTGAGCTAAATGGAATGGATAAAAAATTTAGTCAACTAAGGCATCGTATCAGGAATTCTCAAAAACTGGTAATGGATAAATTAATTGCCGATCATAATGCTGAACTATGCGTTTTATGTGGGAGCCATAATGAAATAACGCGTGAGCATATTATTCCGCAATGGGCTTTTGAGGCCAACCCAAACAAAAGCCTCGTTAGCACAAAGAACAATCAAGAAAAGACCTATATAAAATCAACTGTGCCAGCTTGTAGGGATTGTAATTCTGATTTGCTTGGCACCTTCGAGGAGCAACTTAAAAGGACTCTAGCAGACAAGAAAGCCGAGGATTTGAATAACTACGATATTGATTGCATCATATGGTGGTTGCAGTATTTGGGCTTTAAGTTGCAACTAATGGATTTACGCTCGCGTTTTCTTAGGTACCGGGGGCGCGATTTCATACCTTTCTTAGCTAACATCCCTGTCGCTATGTTCTGGGGGGATATCGATACTACTCCCGGACAAGTATTCAAAACGATTAGAAGAAGCAGGCGAGACCTAAAATCAAAATGGAAAGATGAAAAATACAACTCATTAATCATCTTTGAAACCTCCAATGAACACTTTCACTTCTTTCACAAAGTTGACCAATTTATCTTTATTGAAATGCCGCAGGTCAAACGCGCATTATTCTTTTTCTTCAGGGATGAATTTGAATCTCATGAATCTGCACACGAAAAATGTATGGAAATAATTAAAGAGGTATACAACAAGTAAATCTCAAGTTGTGCCATCAATGGTAAAACACGCCTCGATTGCCGCCGGAACTCCCCGGCGGCATCCTTTCCGTTATGAATACTCTCGCAACTCTTCAGGAACTCGCACGCGCACTGCGCAACATGATTCGCACCGGTGTCATTGTCGAAACTGACCTTGATGCGGGGCGCTGTCGTGTGCAGACGGGCGGCATACAGACCGACTGGCTCCAGTGGCTGACTCAACGCGCCGGGCGCTCGCGCACGTGGTGGGCTCCCTCGGTGGGCGAGCAGGTCATTATCCTGGCCGTTGGCGGCGAGCTCGACACCGCTTTCGTGCTACCGGCCATTTTTTCGGATGACCATCCCGCGCCGTCTGCCTCTGCTGATGCGCTGCATATTGCCTTCCCTGACGGGGCGGTGATCGAGTACGAACCGGACACCGGCGCGCTCACCGCCAGCGGCATTAAAACCGCCGCCGTCACCGCATCGGAATCCCTTACCGCAACCGTGCCGCTGGTACTGGTAAAAGCTGACACCCGCATAATGCTCGACTCGCCAGAAGTGGTCTGCACCAACAAGCTGATTACCGGCTCGATTGAAGTCCAGAAAGGCGGAACGATGAAGGGCAACATCGAGCACAGCGGCGGCAATCTGTCTTCAAATGGCAAAGTGTTGCATACCCATAAACACCCCGGCGACAGCGGCGGTGAGACTGGAGTCCCATTATGACAGCCCGTTATATCGGCATGAGCCGAATCGATGGCCGGACAATTACCGATACCGAACACATCAGCCAGAGCCTCAGCGACATCCTGCGCACGCCTGTCGGCTCGCGCGTCATGCGTCGTGAATATGGCTCGCTGTTGTTCGACATGATTGACCAGCCGCAGACCGATGCGCTTGAGCTGCAAATCAAGGTCGCGGTTTATATGGCCGTCCTGAAGTGGGAGCCGCGCGTAAGCCTGACAGCAGTGGAGACCGTGCGCCAGCCTGACGGAAAAATGGTGGTCAATCTGACAGGCGAGAACGCCGACACCGGCGAGCCTCTTTCACTAACCATTCCCGTGAGGTAATGCCATGCCAATTATCGATCTCAGCCAGCTCCCCGCGCCGGATGTTGTCGAAGAGCTCGACTTCGAAATCATTCTCGCCGAGCGAAAGGCCACGCTGATTTCTCTTTTTCCTGAAGAGCAACAGGAAGCCGTTGCGCGCACGCTGACGCTTGAATCCGATCCACTGGTCAAATACCTGGAGGAAAATGCTTATCGGGAGGTTATCTGGCGCCAGAGGGTGAATGAAGCGGCTCGCGCGGTCATGCTGGCGCACGCTGAAAGTCATGACCTCGATAATGTGGGTGCCAATTACAACGTTGAGCGCCTTGTCATCACGCCTGCCGATGATATGACGTTACCGCCGACGCCAGCCGTTATGGAGTCCGATACGGATTACCGGCTGCGTATTCAACAGGCGTTTGAAGGTTTAAGTGTGGCCGGGTCAACCGGCGCTTATCAGTTTCATGGGCGCAGCGCCGATGGAAGGGTCGCGGATATTTCCGTCATCAGCCCGGAACCGGCCTGCGTGACCGTATCTGTACTGTCACGAGAGAACAACGGCACGGCGTCCGAGGAGCTGCTCGCCGTGGTACGCGCCGCGCTGAATGATGAAGACGTTCGCCCGGTGGCTGACCGCGTGACCGTTCAGTCAGCCGGAATTGTCGATTACCACATTGAGGCCGCGCTCTACCTTTACCCCGGCCCGGAAAGCGAAGCTGTAATTGATGCGGCAAAAACAAAACTCAAGAAATACATCAGCGCGCAGCACCGGCTCGGTCGCGATATTCGCAAGTCTGCGATCTATGCGGCACTTCACGTCGAAGGCGTGCAGCGCGTCGAGCTGGCCGCACCGGTCGCCGACATTGTTCTCGATGCGACACAGGCCTCATTCTGCAGCGCGTACAGCGTAACGGTCGGGGGTAACGATGAATGACACCCGACTCTTGCCGGTTGGCTCTTCATCGCTTGAAGTTGCAGCGGCGAGAGCTTGTGCAGAAATTGAAAACACCCCGATCCCCCTGCGTCGTCTGTGGAGTCCTGACGACTGCCCTATCAGTCTGTTGCCGTGGCTCGCCTGGGCGTTTTCGGTCGATCGCTGGGACGAGAACTGGCCGGAAGAAACGAAACGCGAGGTGATTCGTAACGCGTGGTTTATCCATGCACACAAGGGAACGATAGGCGCAGTGCGCCGCGTCGTTGAGCCGCTCGGTTATCTGATTAACGTGTCTGAGTGGTGGGAGACCAGCGACCCGCCCGGCACATTCCGGCTTGATATTGGCGTGCTGGAAACCGGCATCACCGAAGAAATGTATTACGAAATGGAGCGGCTTATCGCTGACGCAAAACCCGCGAGCCGCCACCTTATCGGCCTGAATATTATTCAGGATATTCCGGGCTATCTGTATACCGGAGCCCTGACCTATGACGGCGACATCATCACCATCTATCCGGGTTAAGTGAGAGCAACATGACAGTGAAATATAAAACGGTGATCACCAAAGCCGGTGCAATCAAACTGGCGGCGGCGACCCTCCCCAACGGGAAGAAAGTCAACTTTACGGCGATGGCCGTCGGCGACGGCGGCGGGGTGCTGCCTGAACCAAACTCTAATCAGACAAAACTCGTTAACGAGCGGTGGCGGCACACGCTGAACAAAATCAGCCAGGACAAAAAGAATAAAAATTACGTTGTGGCCGAGCTCGTTATCCCACCGGAAACCGGCGGTTTCTGGATGCGTGAAACCGGGCTTTATGACGACACCGGCACGCTGATTGCCGTCGGTAATATGGCGGAAAGCTATAAGCCGGAGTTGGCCGAGGGGTCAGGCCGCGCGCAGACGGTGCGTATGGTTATCATGGTGAGCGATATTGCGTCGGTTGAGCTGTCCATCGATACGACACTGGTGATGGCCACGCAAGATTATGTTGATGACAGGCTCGCTGAGCATGAGCAATCGCGAAAACATCCTAACGCCTCGCTGAAAGAAAAGGGTTTCGTACAACTGAGCAGCGCCACCGACAGCACGTCTGAGAGCCTCGCAGCGACGCCAAAAGCGGTTAAGGCAGCATATGACCTTGCCGATGGTAAATATACGGCTCAGGACGCGTCCACAAAACAGAAGGGGTTGGTTCAGCTGTCCAGCGCGACCGACAGCGCCTCTGAGAGCCTCGCAGCGACGCCAAAAGCGGTTAAGGCAGCTAATGACAATGCGAATGGCCGGGTGCCGTCAGGCCGTAAGGTTAATGGCCGTGCGCTGACAGAAGATATTAACATCACCTCGCAGGATATTTTTAACGGTCAGGCCGTGCCTCTGGGTGAAGGCGTTGATTTAAATACTATTCAGACACCGGGGATCTACTACCAGTCTGCGAACATACAGGCGCAGAGCGGAAGTAACTATCCAGAAAACAGCGCCGGGTCTCTCGAAGTCTATAAACATGCTGGCGTCACGCAGGTTTACCGCACCTACAACGGATCGCGGAGCTATGCTCGCGCCTGTTATAACGGAACGTGGTTCAAGTGGCGCAAACAGTACGACGAAGACAATAAACCAAATGCTATTGATGTGGATGCTGTATCAGCGGCGAACGGCGGAACATTTGAAAAGCCTGTCGTATTTGCTCAGGGGCTGACTTCTAAAGGGCGCGTGACATGGGGCGACTATTCGAACGCGGTCGGCGATAACGTTTTTAACGGGATGGTTAACGTCAGGGATAAAAGCGACAAAGTGCGCTGGGCGTACGGGCCATATCAGAATAGCTGGTCTATTTATTCATACGATGCCAGTGGTGCATATCTTCGTAACAACCTTAAAATTGATTATGCGTCTGGTGCTGCAACCTTTGCTGGCGTTATAGAGGCAACTTATACAGGAACCTTTGCCTGGAAAACTCAGTATGGAATGGCCGCACCATTCTTCAATAATTACGCGACGACCGGAAAAAGTGAATATCACCCGGTAATAAAGCAGTTTGCTGCAATTACGGGGTATACCTCGCGGGCGTTCTCGATGGGTTCACTGGTGGCTGATGGTGCTCTTTCATGGCATCTTCACATGATTGACAGTGCTGGCAATGAAATTAACCATCGATGGGATACGTACGGAAACTACACCGCCCCAGGGCAAATCTTTCCGGGGAATTACAGTAATTTCGATACCCGTTTTGACGCTAAATATCAGCCCAAAGGCAGCTATACCCCGGCGGGTCAGGCTTACACCCGAGGCGAATCCGATGCACGCTATCAGCTGAAAAATACGGCCTCGCTGGGCGCGAATGGCTGGCACAAAGACGCGAGTACAGGATTAATCACTCAGTGGGGTTACATTGCGCCAAACTGGTCTGGTTATGCGAGCGTGACTTTTCCCATCGCTTTTCCCAGCGCCTGTATCAACGTTCAGGTGTCAATTACAGGCGATGGCGGCGAATCCACCGTGAATTTTTCGTCCGTCAAAAAAGGCTCAGTCAGCCGAACCGGTGCACAAATTGGCTATGACAAGGGCGGCGCATACTGGGAAGCGAAAGGATACTGATATGCAGGAACAAATTAATTTTTATTACAGTGCTGCCACTAACGCATTTTATCCCGTGGCATTAAAAGCAGACTATGACGCGGCCGGCACCTGGCCGGATGATGCTCAGGCGCTTTCTGACCGCTGGTATCAGCATCTGATAGCCGGGCAGTCAGAGGGTAAAGTCATTCTTGCAAATGAATATTCTCAGCCGGTACTTTCCGATCCGCCTGCGCCCTCCCCGGAGGAGCTTAACGCCAGAGCATTAACGCAAAAGGCGAAGCTGATGCAGGAGGCTGACAGCGCCATCGCCCCACTGAGCCGGGCGGTTAAGCTCGGGATCGCCACACCTGAGGAGGTGCAACGGCTTGAGCAGTGGGAAACCTATACTGTGTTGCTGAGCCGGGTCAGCACCGCCGACCCGACATCAGTTGAATGGCCGCCAAAGCCTGAATAACGCAAGCCCTCCACCCGGAGGGCTTTTTTGTTCGTTGTGCCAGAGACACACAAACCCTGAATAGTCGCGCCAGCCATCAGCACAACAGAAAATGGTTGCACCCCTTAACTACGGAGTTAAACGGATGAGTGACTTTCATCATGGCGTGCAGGTTGTCGAAATCAACGACGGCACGCGCGTTATTTCCACCGTCTCAACCGCGATTGTCGGTATGGTCTGCACGGCCAGCGATGCCGATCCCGCGACCTTTCCTCTCAATGAACCGGTACTGATTACCGGCGTACAAAGTGCCATTGCAAAAGCCGGTAAAAAAGGCACGCTCGCCACGGCGTTACAGGCCATTGCTGACCAGTCAAAACCCGTCACCGTTGTGGTACGCGTTGAAGAAGGTAACAGCGAAGACCCGGAAGAAGCGCTCGCGCAGACGATTTCCAACATCATCGGCACCACGGATGAAAGCGGGAAGTATACAGGCCTGAAAGCCCTGCTCACTGCCGAAGCCGTCACCGGCGTTAAGCCGCGCATTCTCGGCGTGCCGGGTCTGGACTCGCTGGAGGTGGCAACCGCGCTTGCGCCCGTCTGTCAGAAACTGCGCGCCTTTGGTTATGTCAGCGCATGGGGCTGTAAAACCCTGTCTGATGCTATCAAATACCGCGATAACTTCAGCAAGCGCGAGCTGATGGTCATCTGGCCGGATTTCCTCGCGTGGGATACGGTCACTAACGTCACGGCTACTGCTTATGCAACGGCGCGCGCGCTGGGTCTGCGTGCCAAAATCGACCAGGAGCAGGGCTGGCATAAAACACTGTCAAACGTTGGCGTGAACGGCGTCACCGGTATCAGTGCGTCGGTCTTCTGGGATTTGCAGGAGCCGGGCACCGATGCCGACCTGCTCAACGAGGCAGGCATCACCACGCTGATTCGAAAGGATGGTTTCCGCTTCTGGGGCAACCGCACCTGTTCAGACGATCCGTTATTCCTTTTTGAGAACTACACCCGAACCGCGCAGGTTATCGCCGACACGATGGCCGAGGCGCACATGTGGGCGGTCGATAAACCTATTACCGCGACGTTAATTCGCGACATCGTTGACGGCATCAATGCCAAATTCCGCGAACTCAAAACAAACGGGTACATCGTTGATGCTACCTGCTGGTTTGATGAAGAGGCCAACGATAAGGAGACGCTCAAGGCCGGAAAGCTGTTTATCGATTACGACTACACACCGGTTCCCCCTCTTGAAAACCTGACCCTGCGCCAGCGCATTACAGATAAATATCTGGCGGATCTGGTGTCTTCGGTCAACAGCAAATAAGGAGCCTGACTAAATGGCAATGCCACGAAAGCTCAAACTGATGAACGTCTTTTTAGACGGCTACAGCTATCAGGGGGTGGCGAAAACCGTCACCCTGCCAAAGCTGACCCGAAAGCTCGAAAACTATCGCGGGGCGGGGATGAATGGCTCGGCACCGGTTGACCTCGGTCTCGATGACGATGCGCTCTCGATGGAGTGGTCGCTCGGCGGTTTCCCGGATGAAGTGATCTGGTCGTTCTACGCCGCAACGGGTGCGGATGCCGTGCCGATTCGTTTCGCAGGCTCTTACCAGCGTGACGACACTGGCGAAACTGTCGCGGTCGAAGTGGTCATGCGTGGCCGTCAGAAGGAAATCGACAGCGGCGAAGGTCAGCAGGGAGAAGATACCGAGTCAAAAATCCCGGTTATCTGCACTTACTACAAGCTGACGATGAACGGTAAAGAGCTGGTTGAAATCGACACCATCAACATGATTGAGAAGGTGAACGGCATCGACCGGCTGGAGCAGCACCGCCGTAATATCGGCCTGTAAAAATCTGCCGGTCAGCAGTGCTGGCCGGTTAACTTCACACGAATCTGAACCGAGATAATCATGAGCAAAGAAAACGTTGTTACCCTGGAAAAACCCCTGAAACGCGGCGACCAGCTGGTTACTGAAATCACCCTGATTAAACCCAATGCCGGAACCCTGCGCGGCGTCAGCCTTGCCGCCGTCGCTAACTCCGAAGTAGACGCACTGATTAAAGTGCTGCCCCGCATGACAGCGCCGATGCTGACCGAGCAGGAGGTCGCCGCGATGGAGTTGCCCGATCTCGTTGCGCTGGCCGGTCAGGTGGTCGGTTTTTTGTCGCCGAGCTCGGCACGTTAGATTTCGCGGAAAAATTATCGGTCGATGACCTGATGGCGGATGTGGCCGTTATTTTCCACTGGCCGCCATCAGAGCTGTATCCCCTGAGCCTGACCGAGCTCGTCACATGGCGCGATAAAGCGCTCCAGCGAAGCGGACACACGAATGAGCGAAAACGTTAAGTTACAGGTATTACTCAAGGCTGTTGACCAGGCGACGCGACCCTTTAAGGCGGTGCAAACCGCCAGCAAAACGCTGGCGGGTGATATCCGTGGCTCACAGAATGAGCTGAAGGAGCTGAACGCACAGGCGCGCCGTATTGAGGGGTTTCGTACTGTCAGCGGCCAACTGGCCGTCACCGGCGAGGCGCTGAAAAAGGCGAAAGCTGAGGCCGAGGCGCTGGGCGTACAGATGCGAAACTCGGCAAGCCCGACGGCGGCGCAGGTCAAAGCCTTTGAGAGTGCTAAACGCAGCGCGGCGGGAATGCAGGAAAAATATAACTCCCTGCGCCAGTCCGTGCAGCGCCAGCGTACCGAGCTGCAACAATCCGGCATCGATACCCGCAACCTGTCCAGCGCCGGGCGCACCCTGCGAAACAGCATCGCGGCAACGACGGCCAATATCGACCGCCAGCGCGAGGCACTGGCGCGCGTCAGCCAGCAACAGGAAAGGCTGAACGCGGTTAGCCAGCGCTACGAGCGCGGCAAGGCAGCGGCGGCGAGCGTGCGAAACGTCAGCGCCGCCGCACTGGGGGCGGGAACCGCCGCCCTGTATGCCGGTAGTCGTTTGATGGCGCCCGAAATTCAGTCGCAACAAAGCGGGGCAATGATTGCAGCCCGTCAGGGTGAAGACGCCGCGAAAGGCACGCAGTACACCGACGTCATTCAGCGTATCAACGCCTCGGGCGTAAGCGAGGATATCGGGAAAATCACAGAGGCGGTGTCAGCGGTGCGCAGCACGCTCGGTACGCTCGGCACCGTGGGCGAGGCAGAGCTCGACCGCATCACCCGTAAGGCACTGGACATGCAGACCACTTTCGGCACCGACACCGCCGAGAGTATCCAGATTGCCGCGATCATGATGAAAAACGGGCTTGCGGCCAACAGCGACGAGGCGCTCGATTTGATTGTCTCGGGTATGCAGCGCGTATCTGCTGAAATGCGCGGTGAAATGCCGGAAATTCTTCACGAATACTCGACCCACTTCCGCAACATGGGATTCACCGGCGCTGAAGCGATGTCGTTGCTTGTCGATATGTCGAAACAGGGCAAGTTCGCGCTCGATAAAACCGGCGATGCCATCAAGGAATTCAGTATCCGTGGCTCGGATATGTCTAAAAACAGCGTGGCCGCTTTTGAACAAATCGGACTCAGTGCCGCGAAGATGTCGCGCGACATTGCCACTGGCGGCGACAAGGCGCGCGCGGCAATGCAGAAAACGGCGAAAGGCCTGCTTGCCATCAAAGACCCGGCGGAACGGGCAAACGCGGCGATCTCCCTCTTTGGCACACCAATAGAGGATTTATCGATTGACCAGATACCCGCTTTCCTCGGGGCGCTGGCCGGGGTTAAAAACCAGCTCGGCGACGTCGGCGGCGCAGCCGAAAGCATGGGTAAAACCCTGCGCGATAACCTCTCGGGCGATGTGGCTCGCCTGCAGGGGTCTTTTGAAGGGCTGCGGTTTAACGTATTTACCGGGATGAATACCCACCTGCGCACCCTGACGAAAAGCGCCAGCGCATGGCTTGATAAGCTGAATGCCTGGGTAAGTGCTAATCCTGCCCTGACCTCAAATCTGGTCATGATAGCCGGTGCGATCGCCGGGCTTGCGGCGGTGCTCGGTGGCGTGGGGCTGGTTATCTGGCCGGTAATGGCGGGTATCAACGCACTGATTGCAGGGGCGGGATTACTCGCGACCGGGTTCAGTATTGCCGGGGGCGCTATCGTCACGGCTATCGGTGCGATCTCATGGCCGGTGGTGGCCGTCGTCGCGGCTATCGTCGCCGGAGCGCTGTTAATTCGCAAATACTGGGAGCCCATCAGCGCCTTTTTCGGGGGCGTCATTGAGGGGTTACGGGTGGCATTCGCGCCGGTCGCGGATTTGTTCGCCCCGCTCAGGCCGGTGTTTGACTGGCTGGGGCAAAAGCTTCAGGCGGCGTGGCAATGGTTCACGAACCTGATAGCGCCGGTGAAATCGACGCAGGACACTCTCAACAGTTGCCGGGAAACAGGCGTGATGTTTGGTAAAGCGCTGGCTGATGCGCTGCTGTTTCCGCTCAATGCCTTTAACAAGCTGCGAAGCGGGATTGACTGGGTGCTCGAAAAGCTCGGGGTCATCAATAAGGAGTCGGGCACGCTTGACCAGACTGCCGCAAAAGCCAGTGCTGTAACACAGGGCGGAGGCTATATCCCGGCAACCAGTCAGGCTGCAGGCTATCAGGCATATAAACCTGTCACAGCCCCGGCTGGTCGCTCTTATGTTGACCAGAGTAAAAACGATTATCACATCACGCTTCAGGGCGGCGTTGCGCCCGGCAACCAGCTTGACCGCCAGTTGCAGGACGCGCTCGAAAAACATGAGCGCGATAAACGAGCGCGCACCCGCGCCAGCATGATGCACGACGGCTAAGGAGGAAAAACAGAATGATGCTCACGTTAGGCATGTTTGTCTTTATGCGTCAGACCCTGCCCTTTCAGACCCTTCAGCGCGATACGGAATACCGCTGGCCGTCAAATCCACGTGTAGGGCAGCGAGACGCCTATCAGTTTCTTGGGATCGGTGAGGAAACAATTACCCTTGCGGGTGTGCTGTATCCCGAAATGACTGGCGGCAAGATGACAATGACAACGGTCAGACTGATGGCCGAAGAGGGGCGAGCGTGGCCGCTTCTCGATGGTAGCGGGATAATTTACGGGATGTACGTCATTAACAAAATCAGCGAGACGGGCAGTCTGTTTTTCTCTGACGGCACCGCACGAAAAATTGATTTCACGATGACACTCACCCGCGTTGATCCGTCACTGGCGGCGCTATACGGAGATATTGGTAAACAGGTGCAATCTCTTGTCGGCAAGGCGGGAGAAATGGCGACCAAAGTAACAGGCATGATGGGGGCTTGAAATGCTGGATGCACTGACAAACAGCGCCGGTGGGGTGCTTACCCCGGCGTTTATGCTGACGATAAACAGCAAGGACATCACCGGAAATATCAGCGACAGATTAAAGAGCCTGACGCTTACCGACAACCGGGGGTTTGAAGCCGACCAGCTCGACATCGAGCTCGACGACGCTGACGGGCTGGTCGAACTGCCGATCCGGGGCGCGGCGCTGACGCTGTTTCTCGGCTGGAAAGGATTTGCCCTGGTGGGAAAAGGTAGCTTTACCGTGGATGAAGTCGAACATCGAGGCGCGCCCGATACCGTTACTGTTCGCGCGCGTAGTGCTGATTTTCGCGGTTCCCTGAACTCCCGCCGGGAAGAGTCATGGCATGATACCACGCTCGGCGGGGTGGTTGAGGCAATCGCCGCCCGTAATAAACTGGGGTCGAACGTCGCACCCGAGCTGGCAAATATACCCGTGCCGCATGTTGACCAGTCGCAGGAATCCGACGTCAAATTTCTGACCCGGCTCGCTGAGCGCAACGGCGGCGAGGTGTCAGTCAAGGCGGGTAAGCTGCTTGTACTCAAAGCCGGGCGCGGTGTTACGGCCAGCGGTAAGGCTATCCCACTGGTGACAATTTCGCGCAGTGATGGCGATCGCCACCAGTTTTCGATAGCCGACCGGGGCGCGTATACGGGCGTGACTGCAAAATGGCTACACACGAAAGACCCGAAACCGCAGGCGCAAAAGGTCAAGCTCAGGCGCAAGGAGAAGGAAAAGAAAACAGGAACCGTTGCTCACCCGAAAGCGAAGACACCCACGAAGGAGCCGGAAGCGCGAGAGGGCGAATACATGGCCGGAGAAGCCGATAACGTATTCGCGCTGACAACAATTTTTGCCAGCAAAGCACAGGCCATGCGCGCAGCTCAGGCAAAGTGGGATAAATTGCAGCGCGGCGTTGCGGAGTTTTCAATTAGTCTCGCGATGGGTCGCGCCGATCTCTACCCTGAGACGCCTGTAAGGGTTACAGGCTTTAAGCGCGTCATAGACGAGCAATCGTGGATAATCACTAAAGTGACTCACTCCCTCAGTAATGGTGGTTTCACGACGTCGCTAGAGCTTGAAGTAAAGCTGTCGGATGTGGAATACGATCGTGAAGAAAGCTAAAAATGCAAACATTAACTTGCAAATGTAAGTTTGGAGTTTATTATCCCCTCAAGCTATTTGAGAGGGGATAAAACTATGATGCACTGCCCATTATGTCAGGATGCCTCGCACGCAAGATCAAGCCGCTACCTGAGCGCTGAAACAAAAGAACGGTATCACCAGTGCCAGAATATCAATTGCGGCTGCACTTTTGTTACCCATGAAACCCTTGCCCGGTTTATCGTTAAGCCTGGTGAGATCGTACCAGCCCCGCCCCACCCCACCTCAAAATACAATCAGGGGCAACTGTGGCTTTGA